CGTGGTGTGACATGCATGTCACACCACGAGGGCTACTTGTCGTACCCGTAGTTGAATGCTTAAGGTGTGAGCTTAACCACATTATCAGAGGAGGCCCAAAGACCCGGATTTATGATCGGGTGGGCGAAAGGCCGGGCTGCGGTATTCCCCCACAGAAAATTTTTAAAATTTGCCCTGTAGCGCTGTTGCCCCTCCGTCCGATGTGGGCGACATCACGCCGTTTCAGCTTGAACCAACCACCCGAACCGCCTAGCCTTGAATAGTCGGGCCGAACGACCCGAACCCGCACACTTATTAACCGAAAGGACGAAAAATGCACACACCCAACCTGATCAAAGACGCAATCGAACGTCTGCAACCCCAGTACCAGCACGCCGACCGCGACTTTCCTGTGCCGAGCTGGCACGTCGTCGCAGAGGCCCTGAAACTCGGCTGGGGCTTCCCGTATGAGTTCTCCACCTCTCCTAGCGGCTCTGAAGCAGCGGTCTCCTTTGACCCCGAGTCCGGCCGCACGGTCTCGATCGCTGATGCCTATCTTGAAATAGCCCCTGAGGTCGAGGCGTGGTTCGACCATGAGACCGACCCCTTTGGCCCAAACCCCGAGTACTACGACGCCGACCCGAAAGGCCTCCTTGAACTGACCCGAGACGCCGCGTGCTACCTGGCCAACGGAGACGAGGAGGACTGCTAATGCTAGCCGTCAAGAGACACCCGTCACGCCACAATACGTACGTGGACGCCGTTGCAGCTGTGCACCCTTCGCTTCGTACCGAGCCGTGGCTTTATTTCAACGAGGGCGAATACACCCGAACCTTCGAGGGGTTGGTTGTGCCACTCAAACCAGAGACGAAACCGAAGCCGCTGTACAACCCCCACCCCGCGTTCATCCTTGAAGATGAAAACGGACAACCGATAATCGAGAAAAGGATTGACGCATGAATACCGTTCTTTTGCTTTTCATATTGTCCGTCGCCCTCGACATCAAGGCGAACGCAATGCTTGACCGCTTCAAGAGCGACAGCGAGGCAGGCTGGGGCTCCTTCATTGCCGTGTTCGGCACAGCGACGCTGTCCCTTATCGCCTTCGCAGCGGGCATCGTCAAGTGGTGCCTTCTCTAACCTTGCACCCGAAACCAGCTTACGCATAACCGAAAGGAAACAAATTATGACTAACCGCAAAACTATCAGCTTCTCCGCCTGGCTCAAATTGCACAACGTCTGGCCCTCCGACAACGGGTACATCCCCGTTTACACAGACCGGAAGACGGGCGTGTCCAAGATCGTCCCGGAAAAGGAGTGCAATGAGCACTGGTGCCTGACGTTGATCAAGCCCGTCCGCTTGGAGTCGCCGGTGTTTGAGCCGAAGAAGGAAGCCCTCAAGTGCTAGCACTCAGCGTTCTCGCCTTGTCCGTCGTTTTCGGCGTCATCGTCAGCCTGACGAGCGAAGACAATCCCGTAGCAGACGCCATCGTCATCTGGTTCATCGCCGGAGCGGTCTTCCTTGCCCTGTGCTTGGTCGCAGCTCCGCGCTAAAATAGCCAGACAACACAACCCACACGAAAGAAGGACATTATGTTCGCACTGATCACCGTCGGTGTGCTGCTGACCGCCATGGCTGTCGGCGTTGCCCCGTTCCTACTAAACAAGTCAGAGGACGAAACCCTGAGGTGGCTTACAGCGTCGCTGTGGGTCACCCTCGGTGCGGCCACGCTCAACGTCGTCGGGGCGGTGTTCCTTGTCTGACAATGCTAAAACCTGCAAGGCGTCCAACGCCGACAAGCCGCCCTACAGCGGAATGAGCTCAAGGGACGCGGCACAGGCCCTCGACGTGTCGAGCACTGCCGTCCTTCAGCATAGGAGGCGCAAGTGCCGGTGCTTCGCGAACGGCCAACCGCTACAAACACAACCCAAGGGGAGGTTAATCGTCCTCGAAGGCATCGACGGCTCCGGTAAGAGCACGCAGATGGCGTTCTTGAAGCAAGCCCTCGGGCAAACGCACAACGTCTCATGCTTTAGGGAGCCGTCCGACCGCTCGGTGCTGTCGAAAGGCTCGCAGGCGTGGGACGAGGACCACCTCTCAGTTGTGCAAGAGGCTCGTGCGGCTCTCTCGCGGGGCGACGTCGTTCTCGTGGACCGGTGGCGGCCGTACTCGGGCCGTGCCTATCAGGGTCGGGCCTTTGACCCATCGGACAATAAGTTCCAACCAGACGTCGTGCTGTGGATAGATATTCCGGTGCGGATAGCACTGAAGAGAGCATCGGACGGCGACGTATTCGAGATGGCAGATGCCGACGAGTGGGTCAAGCGCCGGGAGGAGTACCACAAAATGGCCAAGTCCAGCGACAGGTGGCACAGGATTGACGGGGCGCAGACCATCGCCAAGGTCCATCTGGACTGCTTGGAGGTCGTCGAGCCGTTGCTGGGGCCGACACCTACTGCGACTGCTTCAGCGAACCAGACCCCCGTGAAGGTGGAGTACGACTCGTCGGACGCCACCATGAGCTTCGACGGGCTTGTGCTGGACTCCCCGCTGGCTCCGAAGGCCACGTCGGAGGACGGAGCGTTCGCCAAGCTGTTCGAGCTGGCTCGTCTCGATCCCGCGGAGTTCGAGCTCGTGAACGACACCTTCCGCATGAGCGTGTGGGAGTCAGGTCAGGAGGTCAAGTACGCGTACCGCGGCTCCTTCCGCAAGAAGTCTCCTATCGAGCTCGACGACGTCGAGCTGGAGCGCCTGTCAGCGCGGGCTAGGACGACCCGTGAGGCCGGCCCGGGACCGCACCGTTTCGACGAGCAGTACAAGACCCGTGTGCTGGTCGTTTCGGACATGCAGATCGGCAAGGTTGACTCCCGCGGAGGCCTTGAGGAGTTCTTGACACGGGTGTCCGACATGTGCGCCCAGATCGAGGCGCTGCCGTTCGTCCACAGCACGATAATCCTGGACCCCGGCGATCTCATCGAGGGCTTCCAGAACACGTCCAGTCAGGCGCACACAAACGATCTGAGCCATCCTGCGATGCTCAAGATCGCTCGCTCGGTGTTGACGGACGTCGTTGAGGCGGCGAGGGCGTCCACCCTGCCCGACGGCGTAGTGACAGTGGCGACTGTTCCGTCCAACCACTCGGCTTGGCGTCAGGGCAAGGGCTATCTAGGCAAGCCCGGCGACGACTACGGATTGGACGTCCACAGGGCGGTGCAGTCCGTGTTCGAGTATGCCGAGGTTGACGACGTCGAGTGGGTCTTCCCTGACACGGAGTACGAGGAATCCCTGTCGCTGCCCGTGCCGGTCAGCCCCAACACGAGGGTGGGTCTTGTGCACGGTCACCAGGCAAGGTCCGGCAAGTTCAATAACTGGTGGAAAGGCCAGGCGTTGGGATCGAAGCCCCTGGCGGACTGCCACTACGCAGTGTCCGGGCACTACCACTCGTTTGTCTTCGAATCGGCCGGGTGGCTCGACGGCCGCGAGCGCTACCACATCCAAGCTCCGCCGATGGACAATGGATCAGCCTGGTGGGAGAACCTGTCTGGAGAGCAATCTAGACCGGGCATCGTCCATTTCCTCGTCGATGAACAGGGAGACTTCTCCGACCTGCGGTTGATTGTTCAACCCTAGTTATCCCGTAGCCATAACCCTCCTGGTGTTAACATGTCAAGCAGACAAACCACACCAGGAGGGTTACTTTATGTCCGAGGTTTACGTCCGCGTGCCGATGTGGCTCAGGCGAACGCAGCTAGCATGCCTTGGTGGAGTCTATGCGGCTTTGCTGGCAGCTGGGACGATCCTTCTCACCGTCGATCCTCACCCCCTCCTGTGGGTCCACGCCTCCTTCGTCTGCATCGGCACGGGGTTTGGTCTTTTCGCCCTTGTGCGAGGCCAGTACAAGCTCGAAGCCGCTAGCCTTGTGTGGCTTATCGGCGGACTTCTTCTGCTGTCGATGCACCCCAAACCGGGAGGGTTGTTTGTCGATCTCATCGACCTGGCGCTCGTCCTTGCCCTCGGGCTGCGGTTTGTGCAACTGATATCATTCAGCATTGAGCACAGCAAGACACGCGACCTCCGCAGGTAGGGGCCGCCCCTAGAAGGAGGACAAGTGAGCAACGTTGTCCTTCTCCTGACAGCGATGTTAGGGTCTGGCGGCATCACCGCGTTTGTCAAAATTTTCGTAGACGCCCGAAAAGGCAAGGGCAGCGATCCTACAGTTTCAGCTATCGACACCACGCGCATTGATAAGCTAACCAGCGACAACGACGCCTTGCGCGCCGAAAACCTCGCACTGCTGAAGGAGCTGGAACGATATGTCAGGAGAGCTGACGACGCTGAGCGTCCATGACGAGACGATAATACGACTTGCGGCACAAGGGGCGACGCCGGAGGAGCTGAGCGCCCGCACGGGCATGCCAGCGGCCCAGGCTGTTATCCGGGTCAAGGAGATACTGGCGTCGAAAAACGTATGGACGTTCATCGAGCAGCAACAGCTCCTCCTCGAAGACATCCAGCGCTTGAAGACCGAGGTCTTCGGCTTTGTCAACGAGGCGATAGCCAACCCCGACTTGCTGAAGGCGATGATCTCGATCCTTCAGCTCATCGGGGACCGCCTCGACCGTGTGAAGGCCCTCGTCGATGAAGAGGACGAAAAGCAGACGAAGAAACAAGCCAAGATGATCGGCGAGTTCTTCATGGGTGTGTGGGAGCCGGTGCGAGAGCGTCTGGCCAAGCAGCACACCGCAGCTGAGATACAGGAGATAGACGAGCTTTTCTACAAGAGCGTGGAGGACACCGTTGCGGAATACCTCGCTTAATCCCCGCGCCGTCGAGTACGCGCTGAAAGACCAGCGTGACCGGAGGCTGAGAGAGCGCTACGTAACCGACCCCGTGCTGTGGGCCAAGGACATGCTCGGCGAAGAAGAGGGCACCTTGTGGAGCCAGCAGCGCGACGTCGCTATGAGCGTCGTCCACAACAACTCGACTGCAGTCAAGGCCGGACACGGCGTCGGAAAGACCCGGCTGGTTGCCGTGCTGATCTGCTGGTGGGTGGACACCCGCTTTCCTGACTGCTACGTCGTCTCGACGGCACCGTCCACGGCGCAGATATCCGGCGCGGTGTGGCGCGAGATTCGGCATCTGAGGGACGTCATCGCCGCTCGATACGAGAAGGGCCTCGTTGACCACAAGCTTCCGGGCAAGATCGGCGGCGACGACGTGTGGAAGGACCCGATCAGCGGCGTCAAACTCGGCGAAGGACGTAAGCCGCCGGACAACCTCGGAGGAAACTCCTTCCAGGGCATCCACGGCACGGTGCTGGCCATCGGCGACGAAGCGTGCGCCCTGTCCGAAGAGCTCATCGACGCCCTGGGCAACATCACGACGAACGACACGTCCAGGCGTGTGCTCATCGCCAACCCGACGGAGCCCGCCAGCTATTTCGCGTCCATCTTCAAGAAGGAAATGAAGAACTGGTCGCGGATGACGATCTCAGTTCTCAACTCTCCGAACTTCACGGGCGAGCCCATGCCAGCGTTGGCGAGGAAGAACCTCACGACGCCGCAGTTCGTCGAGCAGAAGAAGCTGGAGTACGGCGAGCACAGCGCCCGCTTCAGATCCCGTGTGCTGGGCGAGTTCGCCAACGACAATGAGTCGAATCTCATATCCCCAGAGGACGTGTCAGCAGCAGTCTCCACGGAGATCTACGACCACGTGCGTCCGACCCTCGGCGTTGACGTCGCCCGGTACGGAGCCGACCGCACTGTCGTGTACTCCAACACGGCCGGTCGAGTTAGGTTCCTCGACTCGTGGGGGAAGCTAGACCTCGTGGAGTCCGCTGAGAGGGTTAACCGCCTCGCTCGGCAAACAGGCGCAGAGACGATCGCTGTTGACTGCGACGGCAATGGAGGCGGCCTCTTCGACGTACTCATGCACCTCCCAGAGCGGGGGTACTCCCTGGTGGAGGTGCATGGCGGTTCGTCGAGCCCTGACTTTCACAGGTGGCACAACTTCAGGGCCTATATGTGGGACATGTTCGGCAAGCGGTGCCGCGAGGGCCTGATCGACCTTGACCACGAGGACATTGACCTCCACGACGAGTTGCAGTCCGTCTCGTACAAGTTCAACGACGCCACCGGGGGGCTTGTGCTGGAGTCGAAGACTGACCTTAAGAAGCGCATCGGGAGGTCCCCAGACTTAGCAGACGCAGCCATTTACTCGACCCTCACCGGTCTGGACGTTGAGTCCGTCGCCCCTGACGGCAAGGAGTACGAGCACCCGGACGATATAATCGGTGAACTACCCGACTACCTAGAGGAGATGAGCAATGACTTCGGACTGGGATGGCTTTGATACCGCAGAGCTAGACAGCGTGAACCACCTGTCCGAATCCCTGGCTGGGGTTCTACAAGAGCGAGGATGGTACCCGATCCTTCACGACCGAGGCATGGCGCTATCAGAGATACAGGCTGTGTGCGAGGGCCTTCGCCTTATGGCCAAGCAGCACCCTTTGCACGCACGGGGATCCCAGCTCCGGCACAGTTACATATTCGGCCGTGGTATGCGTGTGGACGGCCTGTCGAAGAAGCAACAGGCCATCTACGACGACCCCGCCAACCAGGCGACGCTGTTCAGCGTCAACGCCACGGTCACCCTGAACATGGAAAAGTTCTGTTCTGGCAACGTCATCGTCGTTCGCGATACGGTGATGGATACGTTCACGATCATTCCGCTTGAAGAGATTACGGACCTGCGCTGTGACCCGTTCGACGGCTCGCGGGTCATGTACGTCAAGCGCACGTGGTCTGTCGGCGAGGAGCCGTCGCAGTCGATCTGGATACCGACGGCGTGGGTAGCCCGTAACCGCAAACGCCTTCCCGGACGGATAGCAGGGGACAGCGCCCCGGTCAAGCGCCGTTACGTTGCGTACATCTCGTCCAGCCAGCGCCACGCCGGTTGGGCCTGGGGTGTGCCGGACTCGCTCGCCGGAGCCATCTACTCTCGTGCGTACTCCGAGTATCTTCAGAACTCATCGAGCCTGTCGAAGGCCCTGTCGATGATCGCATGGTCCGTGACCAGCAAGGCCCGGGGCGGAGCCAAGGACACGGCCGCCCGCGTACACGCGGCACAGCAAACCGGCAACATCGGCGGAACGGCCGTCAACAACGGTACGAGCCAGATCGCCGGTGTCGGTGTTCCGAGCGCCCAGGTGAACTACAACAACGGCCAGCCGTTGGCGGCCATGGTCGCTGCGAGCTTCGGTGTGCCGGTCATCGCACTGCTGTCGAGCCCGGGTGCCACGGGCGGCTCGTACGGAGCGGCGACGACGCTGGACACCCCGACTGTCAAGGGCTTTGAGGCAGAGCAAGACATCTGGTCCACGTTCTTTGAGGAGATCCTTCGGGACATCGACCCGGCCAACACGGACATGCACGTGAGCTTCCCGTCTATCGAGCAGGACCCCGGCTACCGGAAAATGTCTAGCGCGACGGCCGCGTACGCGGGCGGAGCGATATTCCAAGACGAGTTCCGCGAAGTCGCTCTTGATATCCTGGATCAGCCGGACCGCCACCCGGGCGACCTGCCGGAGCCCGACGAGTTCAATGCCGGGTCCGACCCCGCCGACGACTCGAACATTGCTCCGAGCCAAGGCAACGCGGGGGCTGTGCCTGGTGGCTTTGATCAGGACGACACCAACCACGAAGGGGACGAAGACCTATGACAATCAACGTAACGGAGGGAGCCTTTTCCGGGCTCGGAAGAGTCACCGGAAAGCGCAAGTGGCGCGCCCGACTTATAGGCGTCGGCACAGGGGCTAGCGCTGTGTATACGGAGGAAGCCCTTCGGGGAAGCTTTGCCGAGGCGTTCCCGGCTGGCACACGGGTGAACATCAACCACCAGTCCTACGAGGAGAACCCCGAGCGCAACCTCGAACAGCTCGCTGGCGCTATATGTTCCACACCGGTGTTTGAGTCGGACGGCATGTACGCCGACGTCGAGTTCTCTGAAAAGTGGGCTCCGTTCATCGAAGAGTTCCACGACGTCATAGGGTTGTCCATCAGCGGAGCATGCACGGTGGCGGCCGCGGGATACGACGACGGAGCACCTCGGTTTGACTACGACCACAACGAGCTTCCAACGGTAGAAAGGTTCGTCTACACGCCTCTCAATACAGTGGACGTTGTGACCGCGCCCGGAGCCAACGGACGCTTTATCGAAGCTCTTGAGAGCTACCGTGGTAACATGACCGTCGAAGCCAATCAACCGAAAGGAGACGAGTTCACCGTGAAACCGGAGGACATCGCAGCGATCTCTACGGCGGTCTCTGAAGCGCTCAAGAATGTTCTTGACAAGCGCGACAAGGAGAAGGCCGACGCAAAGAAGGCTGAGCTTGACGCCGACAAGGCCAAGGCCGCCGAAGACGAGAAGAAAAAGAAGGAAAAGGAGAAGAAGACGAAGGAGTCCATCGCGTCCGCCGTTGACGCGATCTCCGACGCCGATCTCCCCGCAGCCTTCAGGCGTCGCGTTGCCGAGGGCTTCGCCCGCGGCGAAGACGTCAAAGAACTTATCAAGGAACAGGTCGAGCTCATCGAATCGGCTCGCAGCGATCAGGGCGTCCGCCCTCGTAACGCTGACGGCGGAGATGACTTCGACAAGAAGTTCAAAGAACTGGAGTGGTGATCACTTATGGCAATCATCTTCGACGCATCTGACTCCTATTCCTTCCAGCTCGACGGCATCAAAGCCGGAGACGTTGTGAAGGTCGGAGGCTTCCTTGGTGTCGCTGAGACCGACTCCCTTGTCAAGGAGGACGGCAAGCAGTATGCCACTATCCGCTTCAGCGGACATGCGGTCGTGCCTCTGGAGGGCACGCCGAAGGCCGGTGACCCGGTTGGCGTCGCCGACTCTACCGCCGACGGCAAGGTCACCATCGCCACGACCGGCGTCAAGCAGCTGTTCGGTTTTGTTCTGAACCCGGCTAAGTCCGTTTCGGGCGGCTACACAGTCGCCGTCGTCCAGGGAAGGATCTGATACGCAATGCGCAAGGAAGAGTACGAGGCATCTTGCCTCCTCAACGAGGCGCTGAACGCTGAGGGCTACGCCCTCACGAAGGCCACGAACAAGCTTCGCGAGGCCATATCCACGAACCGCTTCCCTGTCTACCTCTCGCCTGCCCTCAACGGCATCCTTATGAAGGAGTACGAGAAGCAGATCAGCAATTGGCGCGAGTATGCGGACGAGGAAGAGGTTATGTCCTTCGAGGCACAGCCCTTCTACGAGCTCGAGTTCGACGACTCGGACATCCCCGGGTCGAAGGACGGCCAGACGTTCCACAAGAACGGCCTTGCTGCTGTCGGACAGCTCGACGCGTACCCCGCGGCGTCGCTGAAGTCCAGCGCCACGAAGCTCGCCACCCGCAAGAACGGTCTTATTGTCAAGTTCTCCTGGGAAGCGCTGAAGAACGGCAAGATCGACCTCGTGAAGCGCACCATGAAGGAGCTTGCGTTCCGTGCGGCACAGGAGGAGTCCTTCGCTGCGGCGTCGGCCCTCGTCGATGCCAGCGGTGTCAACGCCCAGAACTTCAAGGCCGCTAATGCGAACGTCTTGACCGGCAACCCCGAGCTGTCCCTCGAGGGACTGGAGAAGGCGCTCGACTTCCTGGCCACCGTCCGCTACGACGGCTCCCGCCTCGTCATGCCAACCAAGTACAACCTGGTTGTGCCGACTGCGCTCGCCCGCAGGGCCGAGCAGATCATGGCGATCCGCGAAGTCCGTACGAAGGTCGGATCGAAGGAGACCATCACCTCGAACCCGATCACCGGCAAGATCGCCAAAGTCGTCGAGGTCCCCGAGCTTGGCGTCATCGGTGGCGATGCTGCGGACAAGTCGTGGTTCCTCCTCCCCGTCAAGGGCACGATGCCGAACCCCTCGGTGGCTAACGTCTTCCTGGCTGGCGATAAGAAGCCCAAGATTTTCGTCAAGCGCAACACGGATATGAATCCCGAGGACGGCGACTTCCTGGATGACAGCTACCAGACGAAGATTCGACACGTGGTTGCGGGTGCTATGCTCAAGACCATCGGCACTCTTGCGTCGAACGGTACTGGCGCGTGATCTGAACACCGCTCTAGCACGCGAAAACCCCCGGCCCGAAAGGGAACCGGGGGTTTTCGTCACCCACACAACCGAAAGGAACGGTCGAGCGCTAGTGTATCATGGGCGACATGGCCGACATGATTGAATGGAACGCAGACAAAGTAAGGGCACTCCTGTCCGGTGTGCCGCCCGAGAACCTACCCGACAACGAGCAGATCAAGTTCCTTCTCAAAGCCAACCGCGGCAACGGCTGGTGGACGGCTTCTGACATCCTGCTCGGTGTCGTCGCCGCCATGGGTACAAGCGGACAACTCGACACCATCAAGGCTGACGACTTCACCCTAGGCGGTTCAGAAAAGACCCTTGACTATCTGATCCAGCTCGCAGCGCAGTACCGGTCCCGAGGAGACGAGGAGGAAGGCGCAGAGCTGGCCATCGTCTTCCCACCCGACCAAGGCCTGGGGTGGGTGTAATGACAGACCTCCTTGCAGCCCGCAAAGCCAGAGCGGAGGCCCGGCTCCGACCGTTCATGAAGGCTACCGTCCAGTTCGACACGGGCAAAGAGGGTCCGTGGGACCCCGCGACGGACAAGAAGCGCCCGGCCGAGGTCGTACTGACGAGCCCGGCCAGGGTCCAGCCTGTCCAAAACCGCTTCTGGACGGAAGACACGGTCAACCCATTGGCACAGCACCGGGTGCGTGTGCAGATGCCGACGTCTACGTTCTCTACGAAGCTCTACGCCGGCATGGGCGTGACGATCGTCGCCGACCCGACGAACCCCACGCTCGCCGGAAAGCGCGGTATCGTCGAGACGGCCATCGACGCCACTGATTCGTTCGAGCGTACCGTCCAGTGCCTCTTCGACCTCCACGGGAGCGGGGGCTGACATGCCCGGTGTCCAGATACATGTAGACGTCGCCCCGCTATCCGGTCTGCTCCAACGCCTCGAGGGCGTGCCGTTGGCACTGTCGGACGTCCTGGAGACGATAGGCAATGAGCTCGTCCAGACGATCCCCGAACAGCTGAAAAACGTCGTCGAGACCACGCCCTCGGCCCTCGTGCCGAACAAAGGCAACCGTGTGTGGACCGGGTATATGCGGGATACGGCCGGTGCTCAAGTCGAGCGGCATTCGTGGAACTACACGAAGATCAGCTACGGCTGGATTAACGGGCTCAACGGATTCAACGACGGAAAGGGCTTCTACGTCGCGGACCAAGAGTTCGGCAACACCGGCCGACACATATGGGGTATGGACGCACTGGCCAAGATCCAAGTGACACAGTTCAAACAAGACGAGATAGGCGACCGAGTGAGAAAGGCTCTGGCGGAATGGCTGACGTGAACAGGAACTACAAGGAGGCTATTCGCCAAGAGGTCGTCAAGCTGACACGCATCCCAGACGAGCGCGTGACAATCGGCGGCATACCCTCAGTGGACGCCGGCATGAAGATGCCGTTCGTCGTCCTCAACTTCACTCACCCGGCGCACCTGTCAAGGACGGCCGGGATCACGTCGCGCCGGGATGATCTGCACCTGGTATACGTCATGATCCACCTACGTACGGAGGACGCCGCCGACAGCGAGCCCCTGACGGACGCTCTTCATTGGGGGTTGACAGACTTCGTTCCGCCCGACTGCGGGCCTATCAAGTTCGCTGGAGGGCAGGGCTTTGACATGTCCAACAAGTCTGTCAAGCCTGTTAACTTCGCGTCCGAGCTGTACGGCTCTTTCGTCACGAACCTCACAGCAAGGACCCACTGATACAATATCCCTGAATCCCAAGGAAGAAAGGTACCGTTCGCATGCTTTTCAAGAGCAAGTCCACGGGGCAGGTGACAGACTTGCCGGAGTCCTACGGTTGGTTGTTCCCCGACCTCGAACCAACCGACGAGGAGCCTACCCCGTGTGCCTCGTGCGGAATCTTTGAATCCGAAGACAAACCTGAGGGCGAGCCCACGCCGGTGCCGCGTCGCGGCCCAGGCAAACACAGCGGGTCCTACGTCCCCGACAACTACCTTAAGGAGGACTGACCATGACGGACAAGAAGATGGTCCGCGGCAACGTCACGTTGCTTGCGGCCTTCCCGGAAGCCGTTGCGGACTGGACCAAGCCCACGTCGGCGGAGCTCAACAAGCTCTTCACCTTCGACGCTGCCAACGCTGACAATATGGTGTTCAACATCAGCTGTGCAATCGAAGACGGCTACACGCTCGGCCTGACGGACCCCAGCACAACCAGCAAAAGAAGTGTCTGTGACGTATCCGAAGTTCAGACGCCGACGTACGACAACTACGAGGCGTCCTTCGACCTGTTCCGCGACGAGGACCAAACGGCCGAGGGCCTGTACAACATGGCTCGTGAACTGTTCCTGGGGCCGGACATCGTTTTCGTCATGATTGAGCGCATTGGCAAGCCCAACAGCGCTCCGTTCGCGGCTGGCGACGTCATCTCGGCTTACCGTTTCCGAACTGACTACCCGCTCGACGTCGTTGAGGACAACGATGTCATCATGACCGGCATTCGACCCAAGGCCACAGGCGATGCACCGCTCGTCAACTACGAACTGGAGGCCTGATAGAAATGGCTGATAAAAAAGCAACGGTCAACGGCTGGGTTACCCTGTGGGTCGCCCCCGTCTCGACGATCGCTGACCTCAACAAGATCACCCCCGAGGAGATCAACAAGTCCGTCAACATCACGTCGGCGACGTCGTGGTCCGACACGACGTACCCGACGGCCGAGGCGTCCGAGGACGTCTCCGACCGCTCCTTGGCGGATGTTGGCAATGCCTCTTCGCGAGGCAAGGCCAACTACAAGGCTGAGCTGACGCTGTTCTACCCGACCGACGTCAAAGATCAGACCTCTGAGTACGCCAAGGCGTGGAACGTTTTCAAGAAGACGAGGGAACGCCTCGTGCTCGTCGCCCGTGTCGGACAGGCCAAGTACAACGAGCCCGCGAAGGAAGGCGAGTGGTACTCCGCCTTCCTCCTTATGAACTCGACCTACAAGAACAACACCGAGGGCGACTCCTCGGTTAAGTACACGGTCAAGTTCCTCACGCAGGGTCAGCTGCGCGTCAACGGTCTCGTCAAGGGCGCTGACGGCGCGACGATCGAGCCGACCGGCACGGTCAACCTCGGCGTTGGAGCACACAAGCGCATCCACGTTAAGGCGTACGGCGGGAAGCGCGTGACGACGGCATGCGAGTTCAAGTCGGACCACCCGGAGTTCGCCACCGTCTCGACGGCGGGCGTCATCACCGGCGTCAAGGCTGGCTCGGCGACGATCACTGCGACCCACCCGTCTATCGCGACGGAGCTCAAGGTGCAGGTCACCGTGGCCTGATCGAGGGAAGTACGGCACAAACCCCGCTGGCTGAAAGAAGTCCGGCGGGGTTTGTGCTATCCTCCAAAGGACAAACCCACAACAGAAAGGACAAGTATGTCTGACAAGTTCTCGTTCCTTGAGGAGCTGTACCGCGATGTCCAGCCGACCCGAGAGCTTAAGCTCCCGACGGAGGACAAGCCCCGCGCGACCTTCGTGTTTGCTGTGCCGGACCCCAAGGCCCACCGCGAGCTGCAGAGGGACATCGTATCCACTAAGTCCAAGGAGGTCTTGGACGACCCGTACAGCGTGCTAAACCTCCGAGCCGTCGTCCTTACGCTGAAGGACGTCGTCATTGACAACCAGCCGAAAGGTGTAACGCTGGAAAACAACGACGAGGCCCGAGAGTTCCTTGAGAGTCTTCCGGCTGGGTGGGATATCCCTGTCGTCAACGAGGCGGCTTACGTGATCTTCAACCCCACGGACGTCCAGGCGGACGTGGATTTTACATCGACTCCCTGAATGACCCGGCGAACAGCGGAGTACTGAACAAGGTGAAGACGGCGGTGGCGCACCACATGAGGCCCACCGCCGTTCTTTTCCACGAGCCGGACCCCTGGACGGGCTGGACACACAATGACTACGCCCTTCTCGAGGCAGCGAGAGCCATTGAGATGGAGACATGCCCGCACTGCGGAAACCCGTACTGGTTGTGCCACTCAGACAACCCGTACATCGAGTGGTACGACGACTCCTCGCGGTGCTACGCAACGATGGCGAAGGAGACCCGGGCTTTCAAGAAGGCGAACAAAGGCAAATCGCCCACCGCCTCCGATCGGGAGCGCTGGGGCAAGGACGTTTTCACTAGGCCACGGATGGGAGGGCCAGAGAAGGACAAGGGCTTGCCCACAAGGAGAGACTTCTACAAGGCTAAACAAGAGGAAGCCAATCAGTAGCAAATACCCCCGATGGTAAAATGCCTGACAGACCACAGGCACAACCATCAGGGGGTAATCTTATGGCGGAGGTACGCCAGGATATTACGATATCCGTCAGAGGCGTCAACGAGCTAAGAGACGCCTCTGCGGCTATGAAGGACGTCCGCGACAGCGCGGTCGGCCTCGGTCGGGTCAACGCCTCCGGCGTAGAGACCGCAGCCGCCTCGACGGAGAGGCTAGCCAAGGCAGCTCGCGCCTCCACCAACGAAATGACGTCCCAGCGCTACCAGCTGTACGACGTCGCCGCGGGCTACCAAATGCTCGCCAACACGCTCACCGGCGTTGCCAGCAGCGTTGTCAAGCTCGGTATGGACTACGAGGCCTCTTTCCAGCAGGTCATCCGAACGACGGGGCTTGCGGGAAAAGAGATCGAGCAGGTCAAGGGCCAGCTCCTCGACATGTCCACGAAGGTCCCAGAGAGCTTCCAGAACCTCTCGGGCATTGCCGCGTTCGGCGGACAGCTGGGCATTGCCAAGAATGAGATCGCCGAGTTCACCAAGACCACGGCACAGCTCAAGGCAACGACTGACCTAACGCTGGACTCCGCCGGGCAAACGTTGGCTATGTTCCAGACGACGCTCGGCGTCGCGGGCAAGGACTTCGACAACGTGGCGTCGTCCATCCTCAAGGTGGGCGTCAATTCAGCCGCTACGGAAACCCAGATCGCCAATGTCTCCACCCAGATCGGGTCGATGGCGCAGCTCGCCGGCTACAGCGCCGACCAGGTGGTCGGCCTCGCCGGTGCAATGGCCTCTGTCCGCATCCCGCCGGAACTCTCTCGTTCGATCATTACGCAGGTGTTCGGCAAGCTCCAGAAGTCCGTCCAGGAGGGCGGGGCCTCTCTCGAAACGTTCGCCAAGGTTTCCGGCCACTCAGCCGAAGAAGTCAGGCAAGCCTGGGGGACCAATAAATTCGCGGGAATCTTCACCGACTTCCTGTCCGGGCTGAAGCAATCCGGGCAGGGAGCCACCCAGATTCTCCAGGACATTGGGATCAAGTCGCAGCGTACTGTGCCGGCCCTCCTTCGTATGGCCCAGGCGTCTGATCTTGTCAAGCAGACAATGGCTGACGCAAAGTCGGGCTTCGACGACACGTCTACGCTGACGGACCAGTATGGGCAGATCGCCCAGACGACGGCCGCCAAGATGGAGATGCTTAAGAATTCCGTCGCCAACCTCGGCGCGGCGTTCGGCCAGAGCACGAACAGCGGCATCGGCACGTTTGCAACGATGCTGACGACGGTGTTCAACGGCATCGCGTCTCTCATGAAGACTGGCATAGGCCAGTGGATCGCGAAGATCGCAGCGTATGCCACCGCTGCAGGCATCGCCTGGTCCCTGTGGCACGCCAAGACAGCGCTCATGCTCGCGTCGTCGAGAGCGTTGGCTCAGGCGTTCTCCTCTCAGAGCGCGTCCGGAACGCAGCTTAGCTTCACCCTTCGCGGAGTCATGCGTCAGATACGCGAGCTTCGCGCCGAGACGATGGCCGCCCAAAAGGCCCACCTTCAAGCTGCTGCCGCAGCTCGTACCCAGGCCGCCGCCAACAATCAGCTAGCCGGGTCGGCGCGTGGGGCAGGGGCGGCGCAAGCAGCTTCGTCGGCAGCGGGAGGAGCCGGTGCTGGCACTACGGCACTATCCCGCTTGGCTACAGGGCTCAAGGGCGGGGCCGTCTTGGCGGGAGTCACCCTCGGCATGGAGGGCCTGAACATGGTGATGGGTCACTTCGCCGAGCGTGCGGAGAAGGCCCGTCAAGCCGCTGAAGCATGGACCCAGTCGGGAGCAGACCTCGCGGCGGCCATCAAGCAAGACACGGACGCCTTCAACAAGACAGGCGAAGCCGTTGCCTTGTATGCCCGAGCCCAGGACGAGGCCGGTAACGTCGGTGTGTCACACGTCGCCAACCTCAAAGAGGGCGCTGACAAATCTCAGCTCATGGCTGAGGCGCAGAACCAGCTCAAAGGCAGCGTCGATCAGACCACCGGGTCGATCAACACGCAGGTACTCGCTCTCGGTGAGAACGCGACAAAACAGATCGCCAACATGGTCTCCTCTCAGCAGGCTATGGGCGGTCTGTCCAATGACGCCCGCAAGATGCTGTCGGAGGTGGGCTTCTCCACCGAGGAGCTGTCCAAGCGCATTCTGCAAGGACCAAAGCAGTTCGAGGAGTACATCAATCAAGTCATCCACAAGCTAAGGGAGCTCGCGGATGCACAACGGGACTCGGGCAATTGGGACGGCTACCTCAAGACGTTGAGCACCATGGAAAAGCTCAAGGAGGTCAGCGAGCATATCCAGGGATCCATGTCAGAGGCCACCAACAAGGCTGACGACACAGCAGCGGCCATGCGCGGCCTCGGGCAGGAGACGGCTGGAGCCTCCGATGAGATGGAGGGCTTGGGCGACTCCACCGACAAAGCTGTGGACAACCTAAACAAGCTGACCGACGCCGCGTTCGACGGAGTGATGGGCCAGGCCGACCTTGCCGACGCGGTGGCAGACCTCGGCGAGTCCATCGCCAAGAACGGCGACAACTGGGACGTCTACACCGAGGGCGGCCGGGCTAACATGAAGGCGTTGGAGCAAGCCGTCCACGCGGCCGCTGAGGCATCCGGAGGCGACGCCCAGGTGTTCGCCACGTACGTCGATTCGATCCAGCAGCAGCTTGTGCAGAACGGCGTCGGCTCGCTCGACATCCTCAACCAGGTTGCGCAAAGGGCCATGGCCACCGTCAACCAGGTCAGTCAAGGTGTCAACATCCTGGCGAGCATCACCCAAACGGCGATCTTTGCCGGGCAGGCTCTCGGACTCATCGAGAAGGCGAACGTCGTCACGCCTCAGCTGGCGATAGCCAACACCAACCTTGGCAGGTCCTACCGCCAGGGCGTGGCTCGCGGTGCCGAGAAGGCCCACAAGTCGATGCGCAAGGCCAACAAGTCCAAGAAGGAAGCCAAGAAGGCCGCTAAAGAAGCGGCTAAAGAGGTCAAGACCCTCTCTGACTACTATTCGGACCTGTCCTCGACGGCAAACAACGCCTTTGGCTTCCGGCACGACCTCGAAGAGTCGATCGACAAGGCCAAGGACTCGCTGTCCAAGCTCGCGGACTACCAAAAGAAGGCTCGCGATGAGTATGACAACGCGGTCAAGTCAACCCGCGACGCCGCCAAATCGGTGGACGACTACCGTGTCAAGCTCGAGGAGCTCCACGCTCAGCTGGCACAGCTCAAAGCCGACGAGGGCAAGCTTCAGTTCCACCTGAAGATCGCCACGGACTACGGCGACTCCCTGCGAGCCAAGGACATCCAGGCCAAGCTCCAGCAGAACTACGCCGACCAGGCGAGGAACGGCAACGAGCGCCAGGCGGCGGTGGACGGCATCGCCGACGCCCGCAACCAGGGCGCGGCTGCCTCCAAGCAGATGGCCACGGCACAGGAAGCCCTGAGCCGGTCCCTCGGCGGAGCCACAGCTGCTTCGAGGGAGCAGAGGTCCGCTATCCGCGACCTTGCGAAGGCATACCAAGACCAGATTCTCGCGTACGCCAACACCGGGGCCAGCCAGTCCCAGGTTAAGGCTTACGCCGCTCAGCTGTCTAACGAGTTCCGCAACCAAACGGCGGCCATGGGCTACAACAGGAGCGAGATCGGCCGGTACGCGGCAACGTTTACCGACCTCCAAAAGATCATCTCCCGTGTGCCTAAGAAGATCACCATCTCGGCGGACACCGACCCAGCCAACCGAGCCCTGAACGAGCTGTCAGCGAAGGCTCAGAAAACCCACCACGACGTGTCCAACGTCGGATCGGGCTCGACGGCCACCCCGAACGTCGGCGGCACAACCGGGGCGCTCGGCAAGGTCGGCGGCGCTGCTAAAGGCGCGGGCGGGCAGTTCGATTGGCTCCAGCAGATGATCGCGAAGTTCGAGCCCGTTGTGTCGGCTATCGTCTCGGCGTTCCACCTGCATACGGCATCGTCGATGGACGGCGTTGTCGGCGCGACCAAGCACGCCTCCGGCGGCTTCCAGGTTATGGGGAGCTCGATCGTCAACACGATGGGCTTGGTCAACCAGTACCTAGCTGAATCGGGCCGGATCGCGGGCAACTCCATCAACAGCATTGTTGACAACATCTACAACGGTGTCAACCGGATCAATCGGGCTCAGTCCACGTTGAGTTCCATTGGCTCGACGTTCGCAGCTCTCGGGGCGTTCAGGTTCTCCACCGGCGGCCTTGTGCCGGGTGCTCCGGGTCAACTGGCGTTCAAGCCGATGGGGACGGACACGGTTCCGGCCATGCTGACTCCGGGGGAGTTCGTCCTGCGCCGCGATGTCGTTGCGTCCCTTCCGTCGGGCTTCCTCGAGGCCCTGAACTCGGGGGCTATGCGCCCCGGCAGCGGAGCGTCGTCGGCCCCCGTGTCGTCTGCGGCGTTCGGTGGCAACGGCCCTGTTATAGTCGAGCTGTCGCCATACGACAGGGCTCTGCTCGCCAGTGGGGGCAACGTGACGTTGAACCTCGACGGACGCGCTATCGCCAGTTCGGTCGCAGGGGCGGCTAGCACCGACACAAGGAGAGGATTCTAGGATGACCGCGTTTAAGACAGCCATTGATGGCAACAAGCTCGTGTGGTTCGGGACCAAGGACAAGATGTCCTGGGTCCCGGCCCCGCAGTCCGGCGTTACCGTCGCGCCGACGTACTGGCAAGCTGGAGGCACGTTCCTCAACGGAGGCGGATGGGCTGACAATTCTGGCACAAGCCACGAGGAGCTGAAGATGGCCTGGGGCCTTATGGGCCTCGACGAGGCGCTGCCGTTGCTCGACGTCCTGCGGTCACCGGGGCCGTTCTACTACCTCGACCCGGTTATCGCCGGGGCTAACTGTCTGCCTCAATACGCGGCCGAGTGGACGAAGGACAATCCGTTCGGAGCTACTCGTGTTGTGTCTCCAGTAGAGGACCCTGATGGAGAGCTGGGTCCGATGCTGAAGAACTACGCCGCTTATTTCAGGAAGGACACTATCGTGTGGGACTTCCCTGTTCCGCCGGGGTTTGTACTGCACTTCGGCTGGTGTGGCTCAGGTGTCGTGTCCATCAACGGCATGGCTATCAATCCGTGGTGGAAGGGCAAGAGCAGCTACCTCTCGTCCATGCACGGCGGCGGTGTGCACTACTACATTCAGGTTAGCGGAGGGGCTAAGGTGACGAACATGACAGCCGTCATCCAGCTTGGTGATGAGGACGCCCCGCGCCGAGGCGCTACGCCGGGGATCGGTCGTAGCTCTCTTGCCCTTGCTGGGCCTATCCAGGAGAGCCAGTACAGCGCCGTTATCGACGGGTCTAACCTGTCTGTCTCCGCCGACTTCCGGGAGGTGGGCGCATGGCTGTGAACGATCATCTGATCAGCTACAGCGTCCAGGAGGAGGCCATGCCTCTATCCCCGGCACAAACCAGTACAGGGGCCATGCAGATCACAGCAAACAAGGTCTTCCGGCCGGAAACGACGAAGGAGCTTCGCAAACCCCTCGTTATAGAGGACGACGAACGCGGTATTGTTCGGGGTACCGTCAAGACCCTGTCCGTCACCGACAGCCAGGTTACGCTGACGGCGGACTCCGACATTATGGGGCTTAACAAGTGGGTTACCCTGAGGTCGTTCTACGGTCCTCTGAACGAGTGGATCAATGTCCTCATGAAGGCCGCCGACTTCAACATGGACGTGTCCATCGATGAGAGCATTAAGAACCTCAACATCAAGGCACCGGGCTTCAGGGGTAACTCTTGGGACCGTCTTCGCCAGCTTGCATCCCTGTACAGGTTCGATGTGTCTCAGGTGTCGAACAAGCTCCGCATCCGGCCCATGCGGTCAATCGAGGCGTACCGTAACTGGGAGTCTACGAACTCCTACACCATCGACGCATCAAACCCCGTCGAACAGGTACGTGTCTACTGGTACCCCATAGACTATGGCTGGCACAAGAAAGTCTTTTTGGAGGGACTGGACGACCAGGACTCCTCAGTTATCACGGTGGAGGCCGACGCCGTTGTGCAGCAGACGTTCACGGCACGGGCATCCCTCCTTGAAGTCAACAACCCTGTCGCGGTGGACTGGTACAACCGCTTCTGGGGCGGCGACGGGACTGTGGGCTCGTACACGATCACAGGAAACGACGGATTGCCGATCCCAGCCAAGATGTGGAAAGACATGGGCGGGCAGGTCACGTGCCGCGTGCTCGACGACCCCACCCAGGTGGAAGTGACCGTCGTCGGGTGCAGCGCCAATTGGCTGTCGCCGTTTACCCTGTCCGTATCGTCAGGCGAGGGCAAGATGTACAACACCCTCATGGTCACCGGTTCTGGCTTCACATGGGGCAAGAAGCAGGAAGTCACGATGCGTACAGGTGCTCCGCACTCTGCGACCGCAGAGGACAACACCCAGGAGTTCGATTCGACCCTGGTCACCTCAGAGTCGATGGCCTACGACACAGCCCTGCGGATGTCTGCCGCGGCCGTCGGGGGCGTGCCGAATGTGCAAGCAACGGCCCGCCTGATTAACAGGCCGGACGACCGCAAAGGCGACACGGTGGTCACGATCCGGCGTATGACCGAAATACTCGGCCCCCAAGCGATGTGGGAGCTCACAATGAACGCCAACGGTCAGACGTTCCAGCAGGTAGGCGATTACCTTCTCGCCCAGGCGGCTCTCGACTTGGAGAACCAGAGCTTCGGCCAGGCTGTCGGAGCCCGCATGAAAAGACAGGAAGGGTACTACAGGGTTGCCACGACGACTACCGGCCCAGATTCCATTCAGTACACGCTGGAGGCGGACACTACCATCGGCGACCTCGCGGCACACCATCGTGCGGCGGGGGTATCGACGTTCCGTAACATTAACAACGAGTGGTACGGTCTGACGTTCGGAGATGTTAGCATTAGACCGCTCGGTTACCCACAACTGGAGGACAACTAACATGGGAGCACCCCCTCGCAATCTCGGGGCCGCAGAGCCCTGGGGCCGCTACATCGAAGCGCAGCTGGCTCGATTAGAGCAGCAGCAAAACAACCAGAACAGCGCTATCAACAGGTCGCTGTACTCGACGTCGGCCCACATCAACTCGGGGTCGATTGTCATCGCCCGCGAGATATACGTAACAGGGGAAAGATACCTAAAAGGCCAGTGGACTCCGTATCGGACCGACCCGGTACCGTGGCCCCCGGGTAAAAACACAGTAACGATCCTGTTCTCGGGCGAAACACATCTTCACATGTTGTACACGGACCCAGCTCCGTTCTTTTGGTTGAACGCCAGCACGAGCCTGAACGCGCATAAGGGGTTCGGCCACCCCCCGTACTCTACGCCCGGAGGGGACGGGGCGGGTCTCGTGCCATACGTGCGTCACTACTGGACGGTGGTAGAGTCTGGGGATCGCTTGACATCTAACTCACGAGACCTCCAATGCACTGTCGGTATAACGAACCTCGGCTCCGTAGACTCGGATGCAGACCCGGACAACACCATCTCCGGCGGGGCTGTCTTCATATTCAACTGAAACACTCGAAAGGAAACAACAATGGCCACATCAGACCAGCAAGGGATCGCCGTCCTCCAGGAAACGGACCAGGCTGTGCCCTTGACCACTCCGCTCAACCTCATCGGTTCGTCGGTCTCCAACGTCATCAAAGGGATGCGCCCTGACCTCGTGTACAAGGCTAAAAACCAGAACGAAATGAACACGGTTGTGCAGACCCTCAAGAACCGTGGCGTCATAGCATCTGTTGAGGTTCCCATACTCATCTTCCGCACGGACGAGCAGGCCATGTACGCCTACAACGGCGGATCGTTCACGCCGACGAGGGCACGACAGGCTCCGATCTACGCCCGTATCCGGTGGACCACCTCGCGAGAGACTGGCTCCGGCGTGTGGTGGACAATGAGCGCCAGCCCGGACTCGACGGACATGCGCGGGGGCGTTACGCTGCCGGGAAAGGAATCGGTCAAGGTGCCGTCCGATGGCATCTACCAGGTGTCGTTTGCCTTCCAGTGGGCCGACACGGCGGCCAATAGGGGCCGCCGTTTGGCTGCCATCGCTCTTAACGGAGTGCGCTTCGACGACTCAGAGGTATCGACGCCTGCGACGTACGGGTTCCAGCAGCTTGTCACGTCGATGGCCATTCCGCTCGCGGCCGGAACCATCGTCGGCGGACACTCCTTCCAGGACTCGGGCACTGTGCTCAAGATGACCCGGGCCTCGCTCAATCTGATCAAAATCGCGGACGCCTAATCGGGCAAATAGCGGAAACCCCCGGCAGGCCCCGGGGGTTTTCTCGTGCCTAGTTAACGGCAAGCGCCTTGAGCAACGGTTTGTGTCGCTGTTTAGTCAAGTAGTATAGCGCATGCCTGACAGCTTCTCGCTCGTCGTGGTGGTGGCCATTGGTTGAGTACCAGCCCTTCGCCTTGAGGAACGAATCGGGAATCATCTTGTTCTTCCCGCTCGCAGGCTGGCGGACCAGCGGCACGCCCGCTTGGACGAGTCGGTACATAAGCGCCCCCTCGGCCAGCAGCGGGCTTGCGTCGCCAGTGCCACCGTACGGGACGTACTTCTCGACGACGACGCGACCTACGCGGCGGAACCACTCACGGAACTGGATCGTCTGGAGGAAGGCGACGAAGCCGTTGAATCCTCCGCCAATGGCTCCTTTGTCTACGATGACGGGCATGCCTGTGCCTTCCTTGTCGTCAACGAGAGCCCAGCCCGTCGAAGACACGGGGTCCTCTGCGGGCGTGTCAATTGCTAGTAGCAGCAAACTTAGCCGCCTCCTCGTAGTTCAGATCGTCATCTCGGATAACGACGGGGAGATGCTTGTACCCCTTGTGCACAGCCCAGTCACGAGCTTCTTGATTGCCGTCGAGAGACACCTCAAGGTAGGGGTGCTTGGCGATGTCGAACCGCTTCTTCTGAATCGTGCACCGGGGGCATGCGCTCTTACTGAAGATAATCGTCGGTCTCATTGTTTCCTTTCGTTGCATGTTCCGATTCGAAGTCCATGGTACCGTACGTGAGGAAGTCCCTCACCTCTTCCAGGTCGTACGTGGAGGACACCCAGTTAGCCTTGTGATACAAGCGGTAATAGCAATCACTTGTCCGCTCGTTCTGGCTTGGGTACGCCCGGAACATTCCGTTCCGGCTCGCGTAGTGACCGCTGTAGCTGTACAGCTTGTCTTTGCCTATGGTTTTGACTTCTCGTGCAAAGCCGTCCACAAGCTCCGGCAGAAGCTTAAGCTCGCAACCAGCCGCCCTCGTAAGGGACGCCCCCGCGACATCCAGGTAGCGAAGCCATCCGCCCCGGATATCCCGTGCCAGGGAAATCAGGCTCGACATGAAACCCGTCTCCTTGGCTATAGCCTCCTTAAGGTACCTATTGGGTCCGTATAGGACGCTTTCGTCAATCATTGGTGTTGTTCCTTTCAGTGTCCGGCTTCTTCCCACGTGTCCGACGGGGACCCATGGGAGGCGAAGAAGTCAATTCCGTTCCATGTTGTGGACATGAGCTCTGCGATACGCGGCACAGCCCAATCGAGCTCGGAAGCCGGTATAGAAAACAGTAGCTCGTCGTGGACCTGAGCCACAACCCACTGGATGAATCGCTCGTCTTCGTCAAGCATTCGTATCAAGGCATCTGTAATGATCTCCCGTGTGCCGGATTGACCCATGAGAGCAGACGCCTGGGTGTAAGCTCGGTCGATCGTGACCGGCATCCTACGACCCCACGCGTTATAGATGAAACCGCGCTCTCCTTTGCGGTAGCAGTCTTCTCGCCACGCTACGACACGGGGGTACGCTTCTGCCATACGCTTGACAAAGAGCTCGCAGACGTCGAGCGGCTGCTTCGACGCCTTGCTGATCGTCGCTGCACCGCCACCGTAGTTCCACGCGTGAGACAGCGCCTTGGCCTTCTGGCGGTACGGATTCTTGTGACGTATCTCATCGTCCGTCTCCCACCCGTCAGGCATAGCGGAGTCGTACTCCTCGTCGCCCCAGACGAGACGGCCGGTCATCTCGTGGCCGTCAGCCCCAGGCTCGAACTTCTTGGCATACTCGGGGTCCTGCGAGTACCCGGCGACAATACGAGCGTCGGCGTTCGAGTAGTCGAACGAGACGAGCTTGCATCCGGGGTGTGCCACGAGGTAGGACTTCTCGACGGCCCCCTGCCCTCGAGCGTTCCAGACAGTCAGTCCAGGCTTCTTGGTAGACGACCTACCCGACCGCTGCATGTCCGAGATGTCCGGGTGCACACAGCCGTCCTCCTTGAGGGAATCCAGTGTCAGCCGAGACAGCGACCGCTGGCCCAGGAGCTCTCGAAGGTCGGCTGCGAACTGCTCGGCCTCCTCGCTCACGCCTTCGCACAAGGCTTCCAGGACCTCTCCGCCGAGCGAGTAACCCGTCTTGGTCTTCTTCCACGACGGGTGAGTCTCGGGAGTTATCCCGAACTCCGCCAAGGCCGTCATTATCGCGGCCTTTCCTGCGTTAGATCTCCACGGCTGCTTTCCTGTCGTCGGCAGACCGTAATCTCGCTCCAACTTGGCCTTCAACGTCGCTGCTCGCTGCGCCAGATAGTCGGCTCGGGCCTGTGCCTTCTCCCTGTCCACGTAGAAGCCGTTGCGGGTGACCTGGGCGTTGATAGCTGCCTTGAGTTGTTCGCGCCAGTCGTACTCGGAGAAAGCATGCATCGAGATCAGTCGCTCGAACACTGCCCGCAGGGCGATGACGTCTTGTTCGGCGTACGCCAGGAAGTCGGAGTCGTCGAGGGGGATCAGCCCCAGGTCACGGTCATCGGCCTTCGTGCCCTTGGGGTTGTATGGCTTAGCCATCTCCTTCATGTTTCCGAACTTGCCGGGGAGCCCCATCTGGAACGTCAGGTTGTCCAGACCCAGCCACTTGAGCACCTGCGCCGGAGAGCCGTCCGTGCACACGGCCGAGCCCTTACGGGTTTGGAACCTGTCGGGGGCTGGAAACGCCAGGTTAGCCAACACAAGGGTGTCGATGACCTTGCGGTCCTTGGCCATGCGAAGGGGCTCCGTAGACGATCGACCGAATAGAGTCGAAAGGTCGAAGTTGTGCGCATTGTGAGCGACGACCCCTTTGGCCTTCCTGATCTGTTCAATCATCTCGTCGTAGTCGGTCGTTAGAACTATGTCGCCGTCGCCCCACGCGTACTGACCCAAACGGAAGAACTCCCGCGGGGCCATACCCCACTGCCTGCCTTCGTTATGCGTCTCCGTGTCAAAGAACAGTATCTCCGACCAGTCGCAGTCAAACGGATTGAGCTCTTCTCGGACGTCACGAGTTGCAGACCTGACCTTGCCGACGAGAACACTCCGCCATGAGTTGAGTTTCATGAGCTCGTAAACGTCGATGACGTTCTCGGACTTGGGGTCATACTCGAACGACATGCCCTTAAGGTCGTCCCGGCAGAAGTTGCACATCTTGTAGAAGATTTGCAACTCAGCGTCCGTTCCACCGGCGGTGGAAAAAACAAAGTCACGCATTTGGCAGTACCTCCCACCGACGAATGCCTCGTCCGACGTTGCCGTCCAGCCCGGCGGCAATGCGGATGCGTCCCTGCATGCGGAGGGCCACGAGGCGATCCTCTAGGTCCTTCGGCCTAAACTGGGCGAACCTTCGCGAGATGGCTGGGTCGGGTATGTTCGGCTCTTTGAGGCAGTACTCGCTCATGAAGGCGTACATATCGTCGAGCTCGGACTCCCATGCCGACGTCGTGAGGTCAACTGCCACGCGAACGAGGTCGCGAGCCCATAGCTCAGCTTGCACAAGCACCGGGAGAAGCTGGGTCATACCGATCCGACCCCCTGTGCCCTCCATGACAGCCCGCGCGGCCGACGACCGGAGAACCGTCATCGACAGGCGGGACGCCGCCGGAATAATGAAGTCCAGGTCGAACGACTTCAGCCAGTAGAAAAGTCGGTCCACCCACTCGTTGAACCTATCCTCCGTCTGCTGGTCCATGTGGCACACGGACAAACGACCAGCGGCCGCGACGTAGCACTGGGCGAGGAACGTGGCGAGGTCTTCACGATCACGCTTGATCGCTTCGAGATTGGCTCGCTCAGGGTGATTCTGGGCGAAGTACACACCCAAATCGCCCTTCTTATACTCGCGCTCTTCATCCTTGGCCCATACGGCTCGGAGCAGGAAACCTGACTCGAAGTCGGACTTGGAGATGGCGTCGATGACTCTCTTGTCCACGCCCAACCCCACGAGGTTGAATGCGGCAGCCACCGACGGAGTGGAGTCCTCTTTGCGGGACCGAACGACGCCGGGAACTGTGCCGTCGAAGAGCTTCGTGTATGCGTCCTTTGTTCCGGTCAGGTATTTCTTGGAGGACGCTGCCTCGAAGAACCCCTGCACCTCGTCGATCTCAATAAGGGAAGACATCTCCGGCCGCTCCGCCAACCGTTTGATCAGGCCTTCGGCTGTAGCGTCCGATCCGATATACGTACGGTTCTCCTCGCCCCAACGGGCTTTGTCCACGGACGCCAGCGTGGCGTCGAAGAAGCTCGTCGCCGTCGTCTTTCGAGACAACGAAGACGCGCCGAGGATTATCGACCACTGGTTTCCAAAGGCCCTGGCCATGTAGGGCAGGTCAATCTTTACAAGGTCGCCGAAGACGCAAGCCAACAGCTGGTAAGCCAGCGTGCGATGGAACGTCTCGGACGAATCCGGCGCAGCGCGTTTGGCGAGGTCCACGTAAAGGCGCACAACGTCGTTCGGATCGTTGTCTACCGCAGTGCGTTCGGCGTCAGTTACAAAAACGGGCCTTTCGACATTCTTCTTGTCGCCGGATGAGACCACCTTGAGCTCGTCCACCAGCCGCTCAGCCTCAAGAGCCGCGACGGCTTTCTGAATCTCGCCCCAGGTGACCTCTCGGGGGTTGTTCCGAAAGGGGATAACGTCGCCCTCTTGTGTGGTGTGCCCCGCGGCCTCCGGCCTGTACTTATTACAGGCGGCGTCCATCATCAAGTTCAGGACGTCCTCGGGCGAGAACCCGAACCTAAGGAGATCGACCTCCAGTCGATAGGCGCGCTGGGACCACGACTGGCCGGGTAGTGGTTGTGTCGTGTACAAGTCAATCAGGTCCGGCGGAATGTGGGATTGGAGCTCGAAGAGCTCCTGTTGCGAACATTCGTCCGGCACGTCCTCGGAGCCAACGGCGACGGCGTCCGCAGGGGGGTATGCCTCCTGGAGCTGTTTCAGGGAATACCGAGCTCCGGTGTCCTGTGCCGTCACAAGGAAAGGCTCTCCTTTGTTGTTCGTCGTCGTCGGCACGCGGAGAATTTTCGAGACCTGGAAGCCGTGGTCGCACCCTTGGTCTTCGTGCTTCTTGGCGATCGCCCGGGCTACGGCAGAGCAGTCCGACGCAGCTTCAGGCTTATTGAGGACCCACCAGGCGTGGTGTCGGCCCTCGCTCGTTTTAACGACTATCGACGGAGGGACGTCAAACTCGTCGATCGGGCACGTGTCTGCATCAGCCCATACGACGCGGGACGTAGCTGCAGTGTCGCGGCCGGTGCGCTCCTTCTGGCTAAAGACGGCTACCGAACAGTAGACGTCTTCGTCTTGGCGTATCTTTGTGTAGCGCTCCGCTAGATTGCGATTCCCCGGCCACCGGATGAACTTCTCGGTAATCGCACCCGGCGACCCCTGAGGCATCGTTTGGTCTATGGTATTGAGCGTGACGTATCCGTCTTGCTCTCCATAGATAGCGTCAAAGAATTCAAGTAGTTCCATCACGTTCCTTTCTGCCGGACCCTAGGGACGGGCGAGAATAGGCGAAGAGCCCCGGGTTTTCCCGAGGCTCTTCTAGGTTAGCGGAATCAGTTCAGAAGTTCCACTTCGTCTGGGTGCTGTTCGTCACAAGGCCGCTCGTTGCAGCGGCGGCCGCAGGCGCAGCAGCGGGGGCAGGGACATCCGTGCGAGGGAGAGCCTTCAGTTCTCGACCGTCGTCGGGATCGACGCGGTTGACAACAGCGTACAGGCGGGTCGGGTCCTTGTAGCCCGGCTCCTCCTTGATCGTCAGGACGACCGTGAAGTCAGGATCAATCAAGTCCTGGAGCTCATCGTCGCCGGACGGAAGCTGGAAAGCACCAGCCTCCGCGTCATAAGCCCCGACTGCTTGCCAGAACTGGTCGAAGGTGAAGTTCACCTTCCCGGAGTTCCACTCGCGCTTGAGCGGCACACGCGTCTGCTTGATCGATGCGCCCTTTCCGCTCAGGCCCTCGGGGGACTCGACGATGCGGTATGTCACGTCAACGTAGGGGAGTCCCTTTGAGTTTTCATTCTGGGTCTGGTAGGTCTTCACCTCCGAGACGTCGGAGATGATAGCCCGGTACGTACCCGGGGCGATATCCATACGACCGTTGGTGAGGTCGGACTGGGCCACTGCCAGCGTCTTTCCAGAGAATCGAGACATAATGTTTAGTTCCTTTCGGTTTGGGTGTGGTTTGGTCAGATCGAGAGAGCGTCGAACAGCTCGTCGGGTGTGTCGTAGCGTTCGCCGTCAAGAATGAATCGAGCGGGTCCTCCTAGGAATCCGACCCCGATCTTAACGGTGTGCCCGTCTTTAGTCAAGACCAGCTTGCCGTCGGGTGTCCTCCCTCCGCTGATCCAATCCTCGTTGTTCAGATAGTCGAGCGCCGTCTTGATAGGGGCATCCACGAAATCACGGATGTAATCATGGTCAATCCCGAAAGACGGACCTGAAGCTATCTCCCGGCTGAATAGATAGTACTTAACATATCGTCCGTTGCTCCACTTGCTGATGACTTTCAGATCACTTCTTGTCATTCGTGATCAACTCCCACAACACAGGGATCGACACGTCGTCGATAGTGATGGGCAGCTTGTACCGGTTCTTGGCATTCGATGCGGCGTTGCCAACAGTCGTGGCGCGGATGCTTTGGGTCTTCTTGCCCTTGTCCACGCGCATTTCGAGGGCCAGAACCATGTCGGGGTACTGCCCCAGCTTGGACTTCGCGTTGGCCCCAGGCCAGGCGAAGTCAAGAGCGGCCGCAGACCCGTCGTCCGAGTCCTTGGTATGGAGCGTTCCGTAGAACAGGAACGGGGCGTTCTTGAGACGCTGGATCATGCCGCCAGTTCCCGTGAGGTAGTCTCCTGTCTTGGTCCACTGGTCATAGTTGGAGTACCGTCCGGAGTTGCGAGACTCCTCGTCGAAGTTTCGAAGGCACCACTCGTTCCACGTAGACAGGGGATCGATCATCACCGTCTTGAAACCGCGAGCGTCCTCCAGCAGTGCGTTGACGGTCTGGTCCATGAAGGCGAACCCCTTGAGCGGATCGCCGTCTGCGATCTTGCTGACGTTCACGACCTCCAACTTGTCGGTCGGGAAGTTCGACGCCACGCCAGTGGTCGAACCTTCGAGGTCCAGCACAAGGACCGGCGCGAGTTCCGGCACAAGGGAGGCCGAAAGCCCGAAGCTCGTCTTCCCCGATCCGTACTTGCCGTAGGCCAGGATGGCCTCAGGCTTACCGGCGGCCAGTTCCTTCTTGGGGGTGAAGTACTTGGCCAGATCAAACTCAGTCATTAAAAGAAACTCCTTTCACGACGAAGACGTCCTCCGTCAATTGGTTGTAGCGCTCCGGCGACAGCGCCGCCTTTGCTGCTTTTGCGGTGACGACAAACTCAGAGGCGGCTTCCCTTTCCGCATCGGTCAAGAGCTTGTCGGCTATAGCCTTCTTGAACACCGCTCGCTTGGTAATGCGAACCGCGTCCTTTGTGCCTACCTTGGCCCCCTCGCCGTCGGCAACGAGTGCTTCCCGAACAGTCTCCATCTCCTCCTTAAGGGCTGCGATGTTCGAGGCCAGGAACAGGTACCGGTCAACGAGACGGACCTCGTTCTGCGGGTCGTTCATATTAGTCGTTCTCCTTCCCGTCATTGTTGGTGGTCCAGGGGTACTTGTCGTTAGGGACATGGCGCGCATCCTCGCATTCGTAGGGTTCCGGCCAAATGAGAATATGCGTGTCGCCGTCCTCGTATTCGTCGGCGGCCTCGTACCCCTGGGGGGAGTCCAACCAGGCGACGATGCGTGACAGGTCCGTGACGTCGCGATCGATAATCTCATCAAGGGGAAGACGCATCATGCGCTCACCGTCGGTGCTCCATAGGAAGGCAGCCGCGCCATACGGAGCCAGACGAACATCGACCTTTCGTCCCTGTGCCATTGGGCCTATGGCCCTACGCCACCGAGCGGGAAGCCAACTAACCAGGTCCAGAGCCTCCTCGGCCTCGGCCACCTCGTCGGCGTCGGGTAGCTTCTCGTCGTCGTCGAACAGGGTCTCGGCTAGCTGCGCCGCGAGGAACGGGTACAGCTCTTCGTCGGTACCCTCCTCAGGCAGGTTGTCCTGGGCATCCTTGAACTCGTCGAAGGTCGTAGCTTCGAGGTCGTCCCACACTCGCTCAGCCCACCCGGGAAACCGTTCGATGCGAGCCTGGTCTTTGTCGGACAGGTCGAGAGACGAGATAGGCGCGCTGAACACCGTGTGCCCTCCCGGACCTTCAACCAAGAGGCCGCGAATGCGATCCGCAACGTCCGGGTACGCCACGAACTTATTGTTGCCTTTCTTGCTACGCCAGAAGATGGCACGAGTAAGTTCGTCAGGGACTTCCTCGCCAGCGGGCCAGACGAAGTCATCCTCTTCTGCGTAGTAGAGCGCTGTGTGGTGGGTAATCTGACGATCGATACTCGACCGGTAACGGTACGTAGTTCCGTCCGGTTCCCTGACGACCAACTGTCCATCGGAATCAACATTGATCTCGAATCCGTTTCGGAGGTTTCTCATTTTTAACTCCTTTCACCAACCGACCGGGCTGGTTGCCCGTTCCGTACTTAAACCTTAACGGCACACGCCCCTCCTTTTCAAGCTACGGGCGTGTGCCGTATGTCACTGTCTGATTTCCCTATAGTTTGAGCAGTAGAAGCAGTTCAAATTCGGCCCCGTCGGAGGCTCGGGTAGCTCCCACAGAGCTCTGCCACGCTCAAACACTCCGACTGCGGCTTCCTCGTCGTATTGGAATCGCCATTCCAAAAGGTCGTTGGGCGACGACGCGTCCCTCGGCACAAAGAGGATGGCGAGCTCCTTCGGGTCCCACCCATACGTGTGCTGGATGCCCAACCCATACAGGTGCGTCTGGGCTTTATATGCCAGGAGCTTCTGGTCCGTATTGTCCAAGCCAGCTCCGATGTACGACCTCAGGTGCTTGAGCTTGGCCTTTGTTGTCGTCTTGTAATCAACCACTGTCCTTTCGGACGGCACGTAAAGGTCCGACGTGGACTTGATCTTTCCGTATCCTTCGTACTCCCCGATCTCCACCCGAACCTCGCAGTAGACATCCTTTCCGTACTCGGACCGAATGACCTGTTCCAGCTCGGCATGGATCGCCGTGCCGATCTTGGCACCCATGGGCCATAGACTCGGGACCTCCTTGTGCACCCCATGCAGCTTCTCCCACAGGCACAAGGAGCAAGGGTCAGACAGGTCGGAAGCGCCGACCCGCTTCTGCTTGTCCCGAGCCGTCGGCTTGAGCCACGCGTCGAGCACGAACTCTTTGACGTTCACTTCAGCAATTCCTTTCTGGCGGCCCTTGACCGCTCGACCAGTTGTGTAAAGTGCCCCTCGTCCTCCGTGTCTAGGGCGTGGAACACGTAGCGTGTGATCTTGTCCGCCGTCTGGCCTCGCCTGTTGAGACGCCCTTGGGCTTGTTCGACAAGCATGCCGTTCAGGTCTTCGTCGAGCCAGACCTCCGTATGGCACACGCGCTGAAGGCCGTCTGTGCCTTCCGCTATGCTCGGGATCGACGCCACGAGTACCCGGACCGACGGGTCGTTCAAAAACGCCTGGAGGTTCGAGTACCTGTCTGACTGGCTTAGCGTTCCCGTGTACGCACGAGATCCGACACCCCAGGAAGAAACCTCTTCGGCCGCCATGTCTGCAAACAGACGGGAGCTGGTGAACACCAGGACCTTCTCGTCTGGGTGCTCTTGCTCGACGACGCGCCGAAGGGCTTTCATTTTGACGCTGGGCCGACCAACCTCGAACGACAGGTCTCCTGTGTCGGGATCGATGTCGGGAAGACCCAGGGTCACCTGCCTCAACCGAAGGAGGAGGGTCAGCGCCACTGGCGCGGTCAAGGGCTCGTCGCCGATCAAGGCGATGGACTTCTCCTCCAAGGAGTCGTATACCTCGCGCTGCTCCCCCGGCAGGTCGAGCTTGACCTCCACTACGTCAACAGGGACCTTGAACTCCGCCGTCGCCGCCACGGCACACGGGAGCTGTGCAACGAACGCGCCGGGGTGCTTCTCGTCGGTCCAGGCCACGTGCTCTTGGACGTTGCCATCCTTGTCTTTTGAATACGAGACCTTCGGCGTTGCCCAGATGTAGCACCACCGCCGGAACGACGTGTCTATAAGAGGCTGCCCCCTGTCGTCCTTCGCATACCACCAGAGGAACCGGCACACGGACCATAGCCCGACGAACTTGTTCCCTTGCGGTGTAGCCGACAGGGCCAGGCGGTACTTGGCGTTGCGGAGCTGAAACAACCCCTTGGTCCGGTGCGCCTTGGGGTTGGTGGCGAACTGCACCTCGTCGATAATGGCTATGTCTGGTTTGACCTTGGCCCACGCATAGGTGCCATCCCTATGCGACAACCCCAGGTACTCACGCCCGACATGGTATATACCAGGCGTCCCCCTCTTGAGCGAGGCAAACGCCTCGGCACCGGCCGGGGCGGAGTCGATTCTCGAGAACGGCAACTCCACCCCCTGTGCCTCGAACGTGTCCTTCCAGTTGGCGACGTCGGTCTTTCGCACAGGGCCAGCAACGAGGATCGTCTGTGCGCCAATCTGACGGGCTAACTCGACCGCTTGGACCGTCTTACCCGTTCCGGTGTCAGAGGCGTTGAGACAGGCGCGTGTGGGCTCTGAGGCCATCCTCTCGACAAGGGCCTTCGTCTCGTCGTCGAGCTCGATGCGTTCTTTACTCATCTGAGCTCCGGCACATGGGTGGTTTCGTAGACACCGGTGTACACCGTCACGAACTTAAACCCGACTCTTTCAAGTTCGACCATGTCGTCCTCTCGAACCAATTCGCCAACGACCGGGCATTTGATCAACGTCTCTATAACCGCGTCGGACTTGTTGAGAGCTCGATGACTGCAGGTGTCCGTAACTAGAAAGCCTTCATGGTCCTTACGGTAAAAACCACGCTCCGTCAGGCATTGACCGTGCCTAGTGACCTCGCGGGTGTCCACGAGATATGTGGTTTCATCTTTGGAGTCTTCGTCACACTCAGACTCAGACCAAGGACGAACCCAGACATCTTCGGCTTTGACTATGACATCCGAACCATAGGACAACAGACCGTGGAACTTAAGTGTGCCTGGGTCCGACTCGTCAAACTCGTCGAACTCCGTGTAGAAGAAGCCCCGAATACTGCCACCGTCGTCCCCCAGCTTGGCGTCCACGAAGCCCTCAGGGGTTTCGTCCTCCGGATTGAGCATAATCCACAGGAGACGTTCTACAGCTTCGTGCTCCGTCGAGGCCACGACATCTGGGTCATTGTCATTGAGAGACACCAGTATGTCGGGGCGCACGAGGACGCCACGGTACACGGCTCCGTCCCGTGAGACAGCATTGTACAACACCTCGTGTGCCGAGTTACGGTCGATGTAGGGAGCTAGCTCCATTATTCAATCCTTTCACTAGGAATTCACTACAATGCCAACACTAGTAGAGGCCCGCCAGGTTGTCCAGCGGGCCTCGTGTGGGCTTCGTCTCTATTTGACTGCAATGGATGGATGCTTCTCTCGTATGCCGTGGAGGCACAGCAACATGGAGAAAGCCACCTCTTCGACACGGTTCGGGTCAGTCTCACCTGAGTGGCGTCGTCGTCCGTCGAACAGCTCCCACGTTCCGTCCCCAGCCTTGTCCACGTACAGACTGTACTTGTTCCCGTCGGGCAATTCTCCGTGAATGGACCATTCGTCCTGTCCGTTGTCGATGCTCGTCCAGTTGATACCGTACTGTTCGAGAAGTCGAAGTATCACAGCAGGTCCTCCACTTCCTCCACCGACAACCCGGTCACAGCGGAGATGTCCACGGACGTGCCGCCGTTGCGGATGACCCGACGGAATGACTTCTGGCGTTCTTTACGGTCATTCACCAAGTCGTCCAACGTACCGTTAACCCAGTTGTGGGCCAGGCGGGCATAGTCGAGGTGGTCTTCGAGGGTCTTTTTCTTACTTGTCGCCACTGTTCTGTTCCTTCCAGTACTTTTCTGCGTTGTTGACAGACCCGACAATGGCCGACGCGTAACGGCTTGCCAGCCGCGTCAGGCCCGGTGCGAAGTCCTCGGTCGCATCTTCGATGTCCGGGGTGGTATCGTCCCCGCACGGGCCGTAGGTACCCTCCGGGCCGACGAGAACGTCGAATCCGGCCCGTGTGCCTATAGACACGACGAAGCCGTTGTCAAAGAATCGCTGCCAGTCTTCTATCGACAGCGAGGACAGTTGAAGTGCCCCGTAGGGCACAGGCATGTGGGTGCTCATAGATCGCAGGGTACACCCCTTCTCAGGTGTTGTCAAGTCCCTGGCTGGTAGACTTCACATCGACCAAAAGGAGGTACGAAACACACATGGGTGTAAGAGAAAACCTCATGAACTGGATGGCTGCTCGATCCAGAGCCTTCGCCTACCGCAACGACAAGCCGGGCAAGCTCAACCCGGACTCGACGCGGTATTCCGACTGCTCGGGAACGATCTACTCGGCCTTCGCTGCGCAGGGAATCCAAATCGGAACGATGTCCTACGAACAGGCCGAGAACGGCCGTCGCATCGCGACCGGCACAACCCCCACGCAGTTCGCCCAGATATCGGGCTATCTGCGGCAGGGCGACATCGTGGCGATGGCCCTTCGCCACGGAATTGGGTCCGGCTCCCGGATCAACCACGTCGAGATGTACGCCGGTGACGGCAACAGCTGGGGCCACGGCGGCATGCCCGGCGAGGCCCGAGGGCCGAACCTGCACAGCATCTACGGGCGGTGGCTCCTTCAAGACGCCGCCTTCTGGGTCGTCCAGCGTATAGTCGAGGACGAACCGTCCGCCAATCAAGACAATGAGGAGAACGAATTGAATTCCGAGGAGAAGCGCCAGCTCGCGGAGACGGCCGACGCCGTGTCCAAGCTCAAGTACATCATGGACGAGGCCATCCTGCCTCTCATGAAGAAGTTCCACGTCGAGACCGACAAGGACACTTATGCTAGGGAGAACATTGTTCTCCCGACCCTCACCGCCCTCAACGCCGGGCGCGTGCAAGAAAGCTCCCGCCTTGACGCACTCGAGGCGGAGATGAAGGCGCTCAAGACGGCTGTCTTGGGCACCATTGACCTCGACAAGAAGGAGACCAAGTGACCGACCTTACCGTTCCCGCCCTCGCCGGAGCAGTTGCACCTTTCGTCCTCTCGCTGATCAACCGATACAACTGGTCGAAGCAGACGAAGAGCTTCATCTCTCTGGCGTTCTATGCGGCCGTCGCCTTCGGCGTCTGGTTCGCGGACAAGAGCCCCGCCTCCTGGGCGGCGTTCGCGGCACAGCTCTCGACGGTCATCGCCGCCGGGCAGGTTGCCTACACGGCTCTCCGTCCCTCTGGCATTCTCCAGAACATCGAGTATGCCACGACCAAGGCCAAAGAGTCGGACGCCAGCTGACCGGCAGGCAACAGAAAACCCCTCCTTTTGGGAGGGGTTTTCTTTACGCTTTCAGTTAGCGGCTAACAACCGCACCCGCAACCGCAGGCATCGCAGTCGAAGTCGTACAAGTCCGGGTCGTACTCCGGGAACACGAACCGAAGACCCCGGCAACCGAGCACCTTCCCGTTGCTGTCGCGAACCACTCGGTGTGCCACAACGATGTCGTCTCGATCGTCCATACCCTCTCGAACGAGGGCCGAGATGGCCCATGTCGGCACAAGCACCAGGTTATCGAAATCGTAATCTGGCAACTGCCGATCGATACGATAGCCATCGTGTGCTTCTTTATCAAAGTCCGACGGGAAGAGGTCGATCTCCTTTCCGTCAACCTCAATGGAATCAACTGCCTCGACCGCACCTGCCGCGTAATACGGCTTGAACTTGGTCGGCCCAGGCTCGATCGTGGCGATCCTGTCGCCGTACTCATCCACGATGTGGCAGGGGTTTCCGGTCATGTTAACAATAGCCATGTTATTACTTCTCCTCCGAGGGGTTGTCGAGATGGATCTCTAGCACAGGGGTGAATTTTGTAGCATAAAGTCGACCCCACCACAGCTCCGTGATGTCGCTCTTGTTGATGCGGACTTTGAACAATTTGTCGGTCTCGCCGAGTAGGAGTGTGGCAGCGTCCGCGATAGACGCCTTGTGAGCTTGGTGACAGGGGCGAGCGATGCCATAGTCTTCCGGCTCCTGTTCGTTCAGCCACGTGTACAGTACAAGGCTGTCTCCATCATCCTGAGCACCGGTAAACGCTACCCACTTGTCCAGGTCGCTCTTGTCCCAGAAACGAGGCACGACCATAGCCCTGCCGATGACGGCGATGTCGGCTTTTTCATCGTCCGCCACGACGGTCGAGCACCCCGAGGCTTGCACACTAACGTCTCCCGCAACGAACACAACAGATCCGTCCGTTGCCAGCACCTGGCCGCTGCGGGCATTGACCGCCGAACTGTCATACGCGTATGCCACCATGTCGCTTCCCTCGCTTAGAGTCACACGGGCGACACCTTTCGACCTAATAACGCCTCTCGCCTGCGCCTCAGCCCGAACGACTACCCGGTCCGTGACGAACGTCGTTCCGACTGAACCAAAGAGGATCACGTCAGACTGGTCGCAAGCGCTGACCGTTGCAGCCTTGGTCACCGTCACGGTAGACATACCCGAAACCTTAACGCTCTCTGCCTCGTCCACGCTGGACCCGGGGCACACACCGTCGAACGACACCGTTTTGGCTCTCTTAATATCGGAGTAATCTACGTTGTACAGACGAAGAGATGCCTCCGGGTTGTCACACACGACCTTGACCGCACGGGTGACTTGGACGAAGACCTTGCCCGCCTCCGGTCTAATGAGCAGCGTGGACCCGCCTGCGTACTCAAGGGCAAACGGGAAGTTTTCCTCTACAACAAGGTTGAGCGGAGTCCCAACGAATCGAACGGACGCAACGCCTTGAGGATCGACCACAACCGCGTCGAACTCGGCCTGGCTGTAAACGATCTTTGTCATGGTTGAACTACCTTTCTTCATGTTTGTTTTAATGACATCTAAAACGATACCGCCCGGACTGATCAGTGTAAAGTCCGGGCGGTATGCTGTGCGTCACACGTCCCAGAGCAATCGCTCCTGGTCCTGTGCCCACGCCAAAGCCGACGTCGAGGAGCCCTTGTAGGAGGCCTGTTCCTCCGGTCTAGGCGGTTTCGGCGGCCTAGGCGGTTGTGCAGGGGTCGTCGCCTTCTCGAAGCCAAAGGCCGACACAACCAGTATCTTTTCGTCCGCGTTCATTAAGCTGACGCCAAGCTGGATGTGGTTGGTGTTCGTTCGAGGGCTCTTGTCCTTTGCCAGCGACGCGCCCGCCGGACCCTTGAGCTCGATCTCAACGTCTGAGGCCGTGACCTTGAAGTCAACAGTCCTCTTGACATACGCCTTCGGCAGGTCTACCGACGTCGTAGACGGCGCAAGGACGAACTTGCCTCCCTGTGTTTTGAGCGCGTTTCCGTCGAACCCGACGACCAACGCAGCCGCCTCAGGCAGATCATTGGCGTCGATCTCGAACGTCAGGCTGTAGAGGCCCTCCCTAAGGTCCTCGGACAGGACAGCAGCGCCACCGCTTGCCACAGTCAGTGACCCGTTGTCGCCGGAGCTGGACAGTTTTCCGGTCCCGGCGTCGTCGTCCCACTCACGCCCTAGAGCTTTGACCACGTGTTGTCTCCTTTCGATCGTGCGGGGTTGTCAGCCAACGTAGGCGATGTAGTACGGGCCTTCCGGTCCGAGGTCACGGACCTGCAAGTCGAAGCCAGACTCGCGTTCGCGGAGTTCGCACTCCTCGACGGCTTCCGCCTGGGTCGTGAAGATGTCCGTCGTGAGGGACAGCTTGTGCTTCCACCGATAGGGAATCGAGTCGCCGTTCAGCTTCTTGGCTTCAGCCTCCAGCTCCTCGGCCGGAACGCCGACAAAACGGGCCATAAGCTCGGCCTCATGGGGCGGAATTCCCATGTCGCACAGGTCGGCGATGGCTTCCATAGCTGCGTAGTCCATTGTTGTCTCCTTATTTGTTGTCGGTTGCGTTGGGGTTGACGGGGCAGTCAGCTGTGCCCGGCACGCGGGTCCAGCAACCATATTCCCCGGTCATCGGGTGCTTGGCTCGAACGTAAACAGCTCGGGCTGACGTCTCTGCCGAGACATACTCTAGCCTGTCGTCGGTCTTGGTTTCAAGGTCAAGCTCCCATGTCTGCCTGTCGGCGGGCAATTCTTGAACCGCCTTCTTGCGAGCCCTGGCATCTTTCCGGGCTTTCCGGACAGTTGGATTGCTCTTGACGCCGAATGCTTGAAGGACGTCCTTCTCGGGCGTCAGCTTGGTTTCGTTGTCGAACGCCTCCAAGAGACGCAGGTACATTTCCGTGTAGAACTCATCGAGCTCCTTCCTGTGCCGGGCCTTAAGAGCCTCGTACTGCACACGGAGGTCGGCGGCTGTTTCCGTTGGTGTAGACGTTGCCACTCACTTCCTCTCATACTCTTTATACGTTTCTCGGATATCCGCCAACAGGTCGGACTTTATGTCGTCCAACCCGTCCGTCTTGAGGATCAGATCGAGAACAACCGTAGCCGGTAGGCTCAGTCGGTCTGTTGGCACTATCGGGAACGAGTCTCGAACAATGTCGTTGTGCCTGTCCGCGATAGAACCGTCCTCGAAGGCCAAGGACTCCCCGTCGTTGCTTGACCGGCACACGCCCACAATTTCCCTGTACGGGGGGTGCACCCGCTCGGTGCGAGCGTAGTAGTCCGTTTCTGGTTGGATGTTCTCCGTCCACGTCCAGTCCTGCGGCGGAGCCGTGTAGTACGGACCTAGCTTTCGCAGGTACGGCCAGTCCTCGACGTTCCTGAACAGGAGGTCGTACCACCACATATCCGGATCGTCCTCGTCGTGGTCGAAACGAACGCCCCGTGCGTCCCACATAGTTGTAACGGACATCGGAACGGGCTTGGTCGGGTCAACCTGTTTCATTGTCAGTCCCCCCGGCTCGTAGTCGGCGAGGAGTTCTTCGGCAGCCTTGGGCTGCAGCTCTTGGTTGCCATACAGCCAGTCCTTGACGTTGCCGTCGAGGTCCACGTACTGCTGCGGCACAACCGCAATAGGCTCGCATGTCTTGACGTCACGCACGCGGACAACCTCTTCGTAGTTCTCCGCCGGGAGAACGACGTAAAGGCGATCGTCCCCGCCGTAAGGAACGAGGCCTACATATGTTTTGTCGGAATCGTCGTCCTTTGTCACGGCATACAGTCGTCCGACCTCCAGGTCAAGGGGAGCAACGTCGGTCAAAGGACCTATCTCGAATAACAACTCCTCCCACGTTCGAAGCTGCGAGTACCCTGGAGACTTCCACAAGCCGTGCTCTGTCTTGTCGTAGCGGTCGCCCTTGACGTCCCACACCGGGCCGCTGGGCTCCTTGGGAAACGTAGTGCTGTATTCCATGTCGATCACAATCCCCGCGACGGAGAATCGTCAACGAGCGGGTAAACGGTGTACGTTCCGTCATTTCCATTGTGCACCAGATCAACACCGCTGACACTCGCCCAGTCTCCGTCTTCGTCATTAAAAGCGATAAAGACGTCTCCATCGCCCAGAAGTTCAGCTTGCTGGAGAAGCCCATTCGCAAAAGCCTTAAGTTTCAAGGTTTGTTCCTTTCACTCATACCGGCGTGTGCCGGTGCTTCCAGCCTAATCTTTTTATATCGAAATGTCAAACCCCGCCCCGTGTGTCTTTCGGCACGGCTAGGACGGGGTTTGGGTTGGCTAGAGGTCGAGCTTGGGGATTCCCTTGCACTCGCCGTTCTGGTAGTGCCTCGGAGCACCGAGGACAGGCTTGGTCGTTTCGTACACGCGGTCGTCACCCCTGAGCCAGGCGTCCGCAGCGAGGACTACGCTGTCGTCCACCAGGTCTTTGGGTATCTCTACCAACTCGCCATAAAAATGAACAGTCACCGCCCCGTACTGGTTCGCCCGGGCCAAGACGTCTTTGACTGGAATGACGTTAAGGAGGTCCATCGCCGCCGCACTGGCCCGAAGTGCAGCAAGTCGAACCCTGTTGTATTTCGTCGGCGTGTACGTCTCATACCACGGCACAGGGCGAACGAGGCTGGTTCCCTCCGGCACCGTGGGTGTGTTACCCATCAGGTATGACACGGCCCGTTTCTCCCGGTCATGCAACCGCCCGTCAAGCGGCACGCGGATCGTGTTGCCCGTGTCTTTATTCTCGACGTCGATACGCAAGCCGTCGTCGGTGTCTCCTTCGACAGTGACGACGATGTCGGCCGGGGCGTTCTTGTGGACGCTTCGAGCAACCTCTACCGCGGCATTGATATAAGCTGCACTGTAGTTCACTGTTAAGTCCATCCTTTCGTGTTTGGTGGGTCGGCTACAGACGGGCCGTCCAGTTGCCCTCCGTCACGGAGCGCAGTTTTTCGCCGTTCTGGTAAAGGTCAAACCTGTTGAGGTACAACGTCAGCAGGTTGTCGTGCTTCAGCAGGGTCGCCGCCCACTGTAGCTTTTCTATACGGCAGTCGGCTCGCATGACGGTGGACAACCCGTCACTGGTTCGCTTGACCTCCACCAGCACGCCCTCGAACCCGTCCGGTCGCGGCACCATGGACAGTTCTATGCCCTCTGGTATGAGCGGCGTTCGTTTGACTGGGTCAGACATCCGACCACCATCCTGTTGTCGTCGTACACGGGGTACGTGGTTTTGGCTGGGTCGTAGTTGAACTCCGACCGGAGCCTTGCCACCCGCTCAACCTCGTCCTTGTTCTGCGAGACCATGACCACGTTGTCCGGGAGTTTCACGTCACCGTCCATCGGTCTCTTCTTCCCTCTTGTCTGCCTAGCCGAACAGCACGTCCAGGTCATCGTCAAGGCACATCACACCGTTCCTCGGGAGGGTCACGTCCTTGTCGGCTGTGTCCCGAAGCCCTGCGCTGAGTTCGCCGCTGGCCGGGCTGTACCACACAGACACCCCCACAGGCGCGTAAGCGTTCAGCAGGTCGGCATAGTCATAAACGCTCATCTTCACGGACACTTCGGGCATTTTGCTAAAAGCCATCGTGTCTCCTCCTCGGTCTGACGTTGTGTTTCCTGTGCAGCTCACCGGCTCGGCGGGCCGCTTTGGCGACGTCGGCTGTGTCGAATGTTCCGTCAAGCGAGAACGTCCACACACGCCCGCATTCTTTGTCCTCGGTCTGGCACAGAACCTCTACGGCGTTAGTCCTTTTGCTGTGCTCGGCTCGGTGGTTGCGCGGGAAAAACCGCTGGACAATCGACACAAGCAGGTTGACGTCCATATCGACGTTTACGCGGGTCATAGGTCGATCTTTCCTTTCAGCTCGTCGGTCGGGTTGGCCTCGTCGTCGAGAACGATGGGTTTGACGGGCCCTTCCCGGCACACGCGCACAACCCGGTCAGAGATCGTGTACAGGTCTGTCTTGTCCGCGGGCAGCTGCACACGGACATCCGGGAAGTCCTCGAGGCCTAGCGGCAGGGGGTGTTCAGCAGCGGCACACCAGCCGTGTCGAGGTCCAGTGCGAGTTTGAAGTCCGGTTCAACGATCTGGCTGATTCGCCAGTTCGCTTTGCGGGACAGAGTCCCGAAGCCGAGCGGCGTTCTGAACGGTCTGCTCCGCGAGAATCGCTGTGTCGTTATATTCGTTGTACTCCATGGGTAGGTGAGGTCCTTTCAGTTTCATGAGCGGATGGTTTAAAGGCAGTCGAGGCTGCGGTGCCTGTCAAGTTTTGGCGAGGGTGGTGTAGGGCACAGTGAATAATAATTCGGAAGGATGATCTTTGTACAGATGAGTAGGTTTACCCTAGGTAGTTGAATACAGGAATAATAAGATGATATCGGGATATTTGTTGTACAAGTGTTGACGGGGCAGTAGGTTTTGGTTGGGTCGGAACTTGTCGTGCGCTGGTTACGGAACGACCCGGCACAGGAAGGAAGGAAAACGTGTGGTAGTTCTCGCAAACAGGACGTATTTTGATCAAACGACACCAAACGAATTAGAATGGATTTCGCTGCAATTGGCACTTTTGCCTTAGGGGAGTAGGGCAAAAGTTACTTATCCACAGGTTTATCCACAGCCTGTGGATAACTCCGATGTAAGGGGTTAAAAAGACGGAGCTGTGTAAGATATCAATAATAATAACTAAACAAAAGAATATAATAATAATAAATAATTAAAAGCTATACACGTACGCACACACGACCCCCTCAAGTTTGTGCCCTATAACCCTGATTAATACCCAACTGTGCCGTTTGGTGTCGTTTAATCGACCCCTTAAGCCCGTTCCGAGAGGCCGAAAAGCCCGTCAGCAAGCCGTTTCTTACCCCGTGTGCCCTCCGAGGGGCGCTTGAGGGTGCGCTGGGCCCGCGATGCACCCACATACGCGCGTCCCTCTATACGCGCACGCGTAGGGGCTGTGCCGAGCTGCAGAGATGGGGGTCTCGTAGGTTGTGACATGCCTCTCAGAAGCCACAGGAGCCATTCTCACGCACTTTCAGGGTGGGTCTGGTAGGGCTATGTGGGTAGGCACCTAAAAACCCATCAGATTGGCTCCTGTGGGCTCTGAGGGGTTCTGCTTGGTGCTGGGGGGCCCAACACGCGCGTGAGTATAACACAGAGAATCGGAGAAATCAATAGGTTAATGCCGTTAACCTATCGAGTGGGGGCTAAAAAGGGGTGCATACACGGCTTTTAAGCGTATGAACATGCATGGCTACGCATACGTATACGACCGTCGTATGACGAACGGGTATTCGAATGCGGGTGCTTATATGTAGGGGTTGGCAAAGTCGGGGTGCTGTGCCGCTGCGCGGAGCGCTCTTCGGTAGCGGCTACTAGAACGTCAGTCGGTCGGGTTGTCGAGGGACGCCGAGAGGCATGGGCCGAAAGCTAGCCGTTCGCGGGGCTCTGCTGTGCCGGTGGCGCGAAGCGCCGACGTTCCGCGGAGTTACTAGAACGTTAGTCGGTTGTTTGGAGGGGAGACCTCTATATACGCGTAGGGCTGGGGGGCTGGGGTGTGAGCGAGCTCACGCTGAACGGGCTTGCGTTTGGGGCCTGTGCCGGGGTAAGCTTAAGGCACAAGGCACAAGGCAAGGAAGGCACCGGACCCAAAGGGTAGGGCCGGACCGGCGAGCAGGGGCTCACACAACCGGACGGCAAGCCTTCAAGCCTTGAAGGATAAAGATAAAAAGGCCTCAGCCGGGGCCGACACAAACCTTAAAGAAGGGACGGCTGATTGACATGGCACGCACAACTGGACTTGGCTTCGGACGCAAGCTGGCAAAGGGCTTGGCGGTTGCGGGAGCTGCGATCTGGGGCTTCGGACTTGGCCTGTGGGCCTTCGGCCCGGAAGAAGGAGCGGGGGCTTTGGGCAAGGACTACCCCGGGGTGACCGTTGAGGAATTGCGGGCGATGCCCAAGGCCGAGGTGAAAATTGACGGCCGGACCTTCCGCCAGGACGTGGCGCTGCAGGTTGGCGGCAGGTACAGCCAGAACGAACTGCTGGACGCCAAAGAGAAGATCGCGCAGGGCTGCAGCGTCTACGAAGATCTCTCGGTTGACTGCACCGCAGGAAGCTACGTCAACGCCGTCGGCGAGACGTTGAAGGAATACGAGGCTCGGGTCATCGCCCCGCAGTACGGCGAGGGTGGTGCCGGTGAGACCGACCCCACGGAGGTCCAGGCCTAGGCGGCGGGGGGCAAAAAAGTGGCACAGCTCACAGCCGAAGGGCTTGCCTCGGGGGCTGTGCCGAGATAGACTAGAGGCACAAGATAAACAAAGGGCTTGACCAGGGCCCGGTACAAACCTTGAAAGGACTGGTAAAAATGACGGTACTCGAGAATACGATCGTCAGCCCCGATGACGTTGCCGCACACTGGCTCGACGTTATCGAAGAGATGGCCAAAGAACGGGTTGACTACGACGGCAGCCCCATCGAAGCTGAGATGGAAGAAGGCGGCGGATCGTTGACGATCGGTAAACGCCGGGTGAGGATCGTCGGCGCGTGGAGCGAAGTGGTGTTCCAGTGGTTCGAGGTAGGCGGTTCTTGGTCCGAGGGCGATTATAGGTTGCCGCTCACCTTCGACAACGACGAAGCGGTTGACGATCTGGGCACAACCGTCCGGGAACTGTTGGACGAAGCAGTGGGTTATCTCGAAGGTTGGCGCGCCGACATTGACTGGAGCTGGCTCGAACACTCCCTATGGAACGCCTTGGACGGACAAGACGGGCTTCTCGAAGATATTGAGTACCGTTGGGATAAGTGCTACGTCGATGAGCGAGGATACGTGTGGGGTTGGCTCATTGACGCCGAGCGAGGCTACGCTGAGATATCCGCCGGGCTTATGGATGATGACACGGTCTATTGGTCCGAGTACGGCGTTATCGAAGGCCTTGACGTCTTGCTGGACGGCTTGGCGGCTGCAGTTGCAGAGGCCGTAGCCGACATTAAAGACAGGCTTGGTAAGTGATATGACTTGGCTCATGGATCTTGAAGACAAGCTCAACCTAGAGCTTGGCGCAGTGGACGGCGTTGACACGCACGACGACAGATACGGTCTGAGGGAGCGAGGCACAGGTCTCGTGTGGTCCGTAGACGAGCGAGACGAGGATGAGACAGGGGTTGCGATTAGGGTTGGCTTGGTGGAAGATGAGGGCCGTGAGCATGGCACGGTTAGGGCTGAGTGGCTGGGAGCTGGCTGGGTGGATAGGCTGGCCTGGGTAGTGGCCGGTGCTGAGGCAGCGGTGGCTGCAGCTGTAGAAGAGGCAAGGAGGGCAACGAGGTGAACGGGTGGCAAGGTCATGAGTTTGCAAGACGAGAAGAAGATCAATGGCGCAGCAGCAGCTTGGAATGGGGAGGGGGTTGGTTGCCGGAGGGCAGACAGACGGCTAGCTACTTAGCGGTATGGCTCTGGGGCTTTGCGGGAGTGGCGGTGGTTGCGGCGCTGGGGATACTGGGGATGAGCATGGGGTATTAAGAATAGAGGAGGGGGTAGCCCTCGTGGTGTGACATGCATGTCACACC